TTAAATCATTAGAAGTTATAATATTACTATTATCATGGATTGGTTTAATTATTGATATTATTTATATATTAACCTGGTTTTTTGATGACACACCTAAAAATAAAAATAATTAAAAACTAATAATGAAAAAGATTTTATTTGTAATTTGTGCAGTTATATGCTTTGGATTTGCATCGTGCACTGGTTGTAAAGGCGGACAACAACAATCTGGTCAAGATACTATTGTAGTTAATGATACTGTAGTTATTGAAACATTTGATACAGTAGTTGTCGATTAATTCCTCACAATTAAATTGAAAACTAATTGAAATTATCAAAGAAAAACTATCAAGAAATTTGGTAGTTTTTCTTTTTGTATAAACTATTTACTTTTTTATTATAAAATATATGTAATATAAATTTTAAAGTTAGAATATGGGAAAATTAAAAACAGTAGGTTATGAGTTGCGTGATGTTGCTGTAATGCAAGCACCGGTATCTTTTTGTAATCATCGTAGTGATGTGAATCCATTTATTAATGTATGCAACAGAGAAGTATATCCAATTTTTGTGTCACCGATGGCATCTGTCACAGATCAGAATAATTATAAAACTTGGATTGAAAACAAATTGACACCAGTTATTCCTCGCAGTGTACAGAAAAGCGAGAATAATCCAAATGGCTTGACATTCGAGGAAAGAATGGAATTAGCAAAAGAGACATTTGTATCAGTATCACTTAAAGAGGCCCAAAATGATTTAATGGATTATTTAGAGTCGGTATCATATAAAGATAGCGGAGATAAACGATATCTTACAAATGAAACCCGATATTATATTTGTATTGATATTGCACATGGTACATTAAGTGAATTATATGATATTTGTAAAAAGATTAAACATATTTATGATTTTTATGTAGTTCTTATGACCGGCAATGTTGCAAACCCAAGCGCATATTCTTTTTATGCTGATGCTGGGATTGATTGGATGAGAGCAACGATAGGCAGCGGTTGCTTTACCCCAGATATGTGTGTAATTACAAAAAATGGCTTAAAGAAAATTTGTGAAGTTCAAATTGGTGATGAAGTATTAACACATACAGGTGAATTTCATAAAGTAACACATATACATGAGTATCAAAAGAATGAAAAATTGATACGTATAAATGATATTGAATGTACAACTAATCATTTATTTTATGTTGTAAATAAAAATGATATAGAAAAAATAACAGAAAATAATATTAAAGAATATGCATATTGGATTCCTGCAAAAAATTTAAATAAAGAACAACATTTATTAGTTAAAATAGAGTCCACACCCAAGTAAAATTCACAAATATTTTATTTTAATAAATATAATAAAATATAATTATATTTTTATGGAAAAAATAATTAATAAAATTATAAAGGATAATATTATATATACACATGTTGAAAAATTAAGTCCAAAAAATAAATTTTTAATATCAGATAATGGTGAAATAACTCATAAATGGAAACATTTTGTAGGATTTGATATATAGTGTAATGATTGTGGGAAATTTTGTCATATTAATAGTTATATTACAGATAATCATGTAAAAAATATATATTTTTGCCGAAGTTGCCGATCAAAAGGAGAACGAAATGGAATGTATGGAAAACACTTATCGGAAGAATCGAAACAAAAAATAAGTGAAAGAGAAAGTGGTGAAAATCATTATTTATATGGTAAACACCTTAGTGATGAAACTAAAAGAAAAATATCAGATGCGCAAAAAGGTAAATATGATGGTGAAAAAAATCCGATGTTTGGAAAAAATGGATGGAAAATTTTTGAAGAAAAATATGGAGCTGATGCATTAATAGAAAAGAAATAGCAACTTAGTAATATGTTTAAAGGTGAAAAAAATCCATTTTATGGTAAACATCATACTTTAGAAACTAGAACAAAAATATCTAATTTTTTAAAAAATTCAGAAGCTCATAAAAAACGCTGTGCTTCACCAGAATATAGAAAACGTTTATCTGATGGATTAAAAAAATCTGAAAAAATGAAAAAAAGCAGATAGAGTGAAGAATATAAACAAAAGAAACGTTTACAATGGGAACAAGATTTTAAAGAAGGCCGAAGACCTAGAGCTTATTATAATCCAAAAGCATGTAAAGTATTTGATTATATAATGAAACGTGATAATGTATATATTTAGCATGCATTAAATGATGGTGAATTTTTAGTAGAAGGCCTTGGATATTGGTTAGATGGTTATGATGCAAAAAATAATATTGCATATGAATATGATGAAAGACATCATTTTATTGGTGGAAAATTAAGAGAAAAAGATATTAAACGTCAAAAAGAAATTGAAGAAAAATTAAATTGTAAATTTATTAGAATTAAAGATGGAGAATATGATAACATTATTGGAAATTAATAATATTGAATACTTTGATTATAATGGCAAAGTATATGATTTAACTGTTGATACTGATGAAACATATAATATTAATGGTATTATTGTTCATAATTCACGTTGTACTTCGTCAGCCAATGTTTCTATTCACTATGGGACAGCAACACTTTTGGATCAATTAAATGAAGAAAGAAAAGCATATGCACACTCTCATAATGGAAATGCACCTACTAAGATTATTGCTGATGGTGGAATTGGGTGGTTTGATGATATTCAAAAAGCATTGGCACTTGGCGCAGATGCAGTTATGGCTGGAAAGATTTTTGCTGAGTGTGAAGAAGCATGTGAGCCAATTTATTATGCAAAATCAATGGAAAATGCAATTAATAAAATTATGTGCCATTATCCAAGTGAAAATTTATGTATGGATGATTGGAAAAAATTTAGGGACTATTACGGAATGAGCAGTAAACGCGCCCAACTCCAAATTTCTGATGATAAAACAAAACTGAAAACCTCCGAGGGAATTGATAAACCTGTAGAAGTAAAATATCCAGTTGCAAAATGGGTAGACAATATGCAATCATATCTTCGTTCTTGTATGACATATACAAATTCACACACTATTAAAGAATTAAGAGAAAACGCTCAAGTTATTATTCTTGGTGGTTCTGGTGATGCAGCATATAGAAAATAATAAAATTAAATAAATACATCATTATGAAAGATATTAATGAAGATTTGATTTATAAACAATTCGAGGGATATTCTCTTGAAATGATGAAGAAAACTTTTAACAAACTAACAAAAAGAAAAGAAAAAGATGAAAAGAAAGCTAGTAAAGTTCGTGAGGAAAATTTCAATGCAGCTATAAAAGAATTGTTAGAAATTTGCCCTCAGGTTAATATGATACCCGTGGGAGAAAGCTATCAATATCATGAAGATTGTTATAATACAAATGATTTTAATAATATACATAAATTATCTTATAATGTTTTGTTAGATAAAGCAATTCCAAAGCAATATGATGATATGACAATTGGTACATATAAAAGAATGATGGAACTTTGGGAAATTGCATGTAAAAATTCTCCAATTGTTTATGAAGAATTTGTTGATGGAGACTATTGTGTAAGTTGTCATATTAGTTTGTATTATTTTGACAGAGATAAGCAAAAAATTTTAGAAACTAAAGAATTTTAAATTATGAAAATACATTACATAACAATTGATTATGACAAATATTGGCATCAATTAGTTTTTGGTTATGCTATTTATAAATTTGGCCAAGGTTTAATACATTGGCAAAGACTATTTGGATTAGGAAAAGCAAAACATTAATAATTATGACAGAATTTAAGTTTAAGATTACACAAGCTGACGGTTATTCATATGAATATACAGTTAGGGCAAATGAAAAATTGGATGCATTTGCCAAAATTAAAGCATATATTAATGAAACATATGCTAGTTCAGATTTAATAGATTATGAATTAATATGGGATTAATTATGGAATTATCGCAAAGAAGAACAGAACACGCAATAAAATTAATTAAAGATACATTTCAGAATCAATTATCTGCATCTTTACATTTGCAACGAGTAACAGCACCGCTATTTGTTAAAGCAGATTCAGGAATAAATGATACATTAAATGGTGAAAAGCCTATTAGCTTTTATGTTCCTGCACTTGATTGTAATTGTGAAATAGTTCAATCACTTGCTAAATGGAAGAGAATGAAACTTGCAGAAATGAATGTAAAACCCGGTTATGGCATTTATACAGATATGAATGCAATTCGTCCTAATGAAGATTTAGATGAACTTCATAGTTTATATGTTGATCAATGGGACTGGGAAAAAGTTATTACTGATTCACAATTTGATAATGGCGGATTGACCTGTTTGTCATATGCAATAAGAATATACGATGCAATTAAAAATACAGATTATATTTTGCGCGAATATTATCCAGAATTAGGAGAAACATTTTTGCCAGATATTGCAATTCAGCCTATAACATCTGATATGTTAGCCGTAAAATATCCAGATTTAGATCCAAAAAGCCGGGAATTTGAATTTTGCAAAGAATATAAAGCGGTATTCATTTCAAAAATTGGAGGGGTTCATCATGATGGAATGCGCGCACCAGATTATGATGATTGGGAGAAAAACGGAGATATTTTAATTTGGAGTCCTATTTTGAATATGCCAATAGAAATATCATCTATGGGAATTCGTGTCAACAAGGAGTCCCTAAATAAGCAATTAGAGTATTCTGGACATCAAGATTGGAAGAAATATGAATATCACCAAAAAGTTTTGAATAATGAACTTCCATTAACTATCGGTGGAGGTATTGGACAATCTCGTTTATGTATGCTATTATTACAAAAACACCATATTGGTGAAGTACAAGTTAGTGTATGGCCTGATGGAGAAAAAGAAATTTATGAAAATATTTTATAATTATGGAACATTCAGAAAAAACAAAAGATTGTTTAGCATGGCTAAATAAAAATTATATTTTATCTTCTTTATCTATTGCAGATATTATTGATTTAACTATTGAATGGAACAAAAATGATGCAATGAAATATGCTGCACAATGTTATCAATGGCAGCAAGAACGCAAACAAAAAGAAGAAGAGAAAGCAAAATCACGTATAGATTTTAATGAAGAGACAGATGAAAATGGACGTATATGGTATAAACGTACTCATTTGTATCAACAACGGGAAGAATCTCGAAAATTAAAACCTGGAGATATTATTAAATATGAAGCAACTTGTCCTGATGGTGTTTATGAAGAAGGTATAATGATTATCAATAGTTTTGATTATGAATCAGATTTTGCAGCTAGAAGTTATGTTCAAGTATCTACATGGACAAAAGAAAAAGATCCAACATATAAACATAAATTTGTTGCTAGCAGTTTAGCACCTGGAATAGATAAATTTTCATTTGCAACAGAAGATGAAATAAAAGAATTTTTTGATTATATTAGAAAAAATGAGTACGAACATTATTATCTGTTTTATTTTGTTAGAGATGGAAAATATGTGCCAGAATTCATTAAGAAAGAAAAACAATATGCAAAATATATTGAAGAAGCTTCCTAAATTGGAAGCTTTTTTGTTATAAACTATTGTAAAATTATTAATATAATTAATAGAATAAAAATTTTATAAAGATATGAATAAAGATTTTAAGAGTTTTGCCGCTGCAAATTGTGGAGTTAGCGGAACCACAATGGATAAGATTGAAAGTAAATTAATTATTCCACAAGCGTATATTAACCCAACTATTCTTGAGGAACGTCAATTGAATGTGACACAAATGGATGTATTCAGTCGATTGATGGCTGATAGAATTATTTTCTTAGGAACAGAAATTGATGATACTGTTGCTAATGTTATTATTGCACAATTGCTGTATCTGAGTTCTCAAGATCCAGAAGCACCTATTACTATGTATTTGAATACGCCGGGTGGAAGTGTTTATGATGGACTTGCAATTTATGATACTATGCAATATATTCCTAATGAAGTTCAGACTGTCTGCACAGGATTGGCAGCTTCTATGGGTTCTGTTCTTTTGTGCGCTGGTGAAAGGGGAAAGCGTTTTGCATTGCCTCATAGTCGCATTATGATTCACCAACCTCTTGGTGGTGCTCATGGACAAGCATCTGATATTGAAATCACCGCTAAAGAGATTCTCAAATTGAAAGGCGAATTATATCAAATTATTGCAGATCATTCTGGAAAGACATTAAAACAAATTGAAAAAGATGCAGATCGTGATCACTGGTTGACTGCTAAGGAAGCTGTTGAATATGGGATGATTGATGACATTTTTAACATTAAGAAACAATATTAATATGAAAAAAGAAGACTTAATGATAGGTGATTGGGTGAATATTCAAATTGAAAAAGATAATGAACCCATGTATTCTCAGGTAGAACAATTATGGGAATGTGAAATAGATGCGGATTTTCAAACAGATTATGAAAATGTGTATCCAATTGAATTAACTGAAGAAATTCTACATAAAAATGGATTTAAAAATGATGTTCTTGCAGAAAAATCTATAATTGCAGAAGGTGCGTCAAATTTTTCAGTTATATTAATCAGTGAAGATAATAGAATTACGATTAATAATATTGATGAATATCTTAATAGTTTTAATAAATGGAATGTTCATATTGATACAGAAGATATGCGAACATTATGCACAGCAGAAATTACATATGTTCATGAATTGCAACATTTATTAAAACTTTGTAAAATTGAAAAAGACATTGTATTATGAAAGTAAAAGATTTAATGATAGGTGATTTAGTTAATCTTAATTTTGACGTTGATTATAAAACCGGAAAATCTATATATGCACCTGTACAAGTAACCGGTATTAATAAAGATGGAACAATTGATGTTAATTTTATATATGATAAATCAGAATCAATGCAAGATAGATGGGATTTAAAATTAATTGAACCGATTCCATTGACAAAAGAAATTCTATATAAAAATGGTTTTGATGGTGATGTTTATTTATGGATTAATGCGGATGATGAAAAAATATTAGAATATTATCCATTTGAACATAGACTTAGTTTATGGTATAGTGAAGAAAAGAATCAAGAAATTTTATTTAAATGCCATTGTTTTTATGTACATGAATTTCAACATGCTTTAAAAATGTGCGGAATTGAAAAGGAGATTGCATTATGAAACATATATCATTACAAATAAATGTTGAAGTCCCAGATGATTATGAATTTGAAGACGGATATGAATTAATGGAATATATTAATAGGCGGGACTTGGATTATCAAATAATTTGGACAAAAGAATTATAAAAAGATATAATATTATGAAAACAGAAGAATTGATGATAGGTGATTGGGTATCAATTATTGAACCTGATGATTTTCATGGATATATAGGCAAAGTTATAATTACGAATGCTGAGACTAATTATATCATGGTATGTATTCCAGATATGCATCCACACGATGTTTTTGTTGAGGATTTGCAGCCAATTGAACTTACCAAAGAAATATTAGAGAAGAATGGATTTACTTCATCAGAAGATCAATATAATCACAAAAAATATTTTCTACTTGGAAAAAATGAATATGGTTGCGATATATATTGGGATGGTTTAACTATTTTGTTTGTTGAAGAAAAATATGAACCAACTACATATGCATATATATGTGATGTTAAATATGTACATGAACTTCAACATGTATTAAAACTATATGGAATTAAAAAAGAAATTATATTATGAATGAAGATGAAAAATGCAGAATTCGACAAATAAGAGCCTATGCCGAAGAGTATGTTAATGATTTAGAAAATGAAGTGCACAGTGATTTTATGAAGGGTATAATCAAAGATGCAATAGAAGATGCAGTAAACTGGGCAGATTTTCATCCTAAAAATAAAATTGAAAAAGAAATTGTACTATAATGACTAGAGAAGATTTGAAAGCTAAGTTTGATGCGGCTTGTGAAGTTCTTGCATCAACATATTATGATACTAATTTTGATAGAATTAGATCTATTTATATTAAAATGTTTGGTGAAATGCCGAGCATTATTGGATTGATTACCGAGGGGGAGTATCTTAATCCTAATTTGGATGACAGCAATTATGGAAATTATTCAAAATGGGGAACACCATATGCTGCATGTGAAAATGAAGATGTAGAAGATCAAGATGATCTTTGTCGGACATTTAAAAATTTAGCAGTTCCTAAAACAATGCAAGCATTTTATGATCATTTCAAAGATACATGTTATATATTCAGACATTTGAATTTTCCATTTATTGTCGGTGATCATTTCTTTATTCACTATGATGGATATAATAATGATATATTTGTTTTCCAGAATCAACCAGAATTATTAGAAGAAATTAAAAATTTGGTTGTTGATACAGAACAAGATGATTCAGTTCGTGTAGTTCATTATATTACACATAATAATCACGGTTTTGATAAAACCCCGATGCAAGTTAAGAAGCAAGATATTACAAATCTTGAAGAATTGTATAATGATGATCTTCCTCATGAAGAAATTATTGATTTCTTGAAAGGTGATAAATCTGGATTAATATTATTGCATGGTGCACCGGGAACTGGAAAGACTCATTATATTAGACATTTAATGTATACATTATTCAAGAAGAAATTTATGATTCTTGATAATAGTGTTTTCAATTATATTACAGATTCTTCATTTATTCAATTACTAATTAGCAATCAAAATGCAATTATTATTCTTGAAGACTGCGAAGAAATGTTGGCTGATCGTGTTGCTGGAAATAATAAATTAGCCGCATTGTTGAATCTTAGTGATGGAATTATTGGTGACAGTTTTAATTTTAAATTTATTTGCACATTTAACTCTAATATTTCTAAGTTGGATCCGGCAATTATGCGAAAAGGCCGAATGAAACTTAAATATGAGTTTAAGAAACTTGACAAAAAGAAAGTCCAAGCACTTGCAAAGAAATTAAATAAAGACATTCCTAATGAGGATATGACATTAGCAGATTTGTTTAATTATGGTGAAGATAATGGAGTTAAACCAGAAAAGAAAATTGGATTTGAAAATTAAAAAGAAAAGAGAACTAATTTAAATTAGTTCTCTTTTTTGATTAAAATTATTTAATAATATTATTCCAATAATCTTCACAGAAATTAACAATTTCTTCTGTTGTTATTCCATAATCAGAAAGAGCTTTTGGAATTTTAATCATTTCTTTTTTGCAAATATGTTCAATTGCTTCAATATCTTGATTGATTGAAATTTGATATGTGCTATAAACATTTTTTAAATTATCACCAACTCTAATTTCTGCACTTGATGCTACTTTAAATCCATCAACTAAAATATCATTGTTATTATGCTCAACATTTAAATTTTTAGATTTTAAATATTCAGCCAATGCATTTAAAAAAGATGTTGTTTGCCAGCCCCATTTAACAGGTGTAATTACAGAAATTCCAATATTGCCTTTAGAACATACAATAGTCCCGCCACAACGTTCCATTAAATAAACCGGAATATTATGTTCTTTACAATATTGCATATCACAATCGTCTTGTATGCCAGTATTTACTTCTGTTTGTTCATGAACACAATAATATGCTTTAGGATTTTCTAAATTAAATATATTGTGTAAATTTTCATTGAAATATTTAAGTGTTACTTTTTCCATATTACTTTATGATTTAATTTTTATTATTCCCAAGGTGTACCATCAATGTGGTAAATATTTACTATTGTTTTTGTAGTAGCAAGTGCAAGTGCTTGATCTTTACAGGGCGCATAATCTGTATATATGTTATATGTTATTGTACCCTTACTACTATCACTTGCAACTTGTGGTAACATTGATGAAATATTATAATCCGTTGGAATTTCTGAAATATTAAATTCAACATTGTATGTGTATGAGACATTACTTGACGGGGAAGAGAAAATCTTATTAGTATATGTTGAATATAATTTACTAAATAATATTTTTGCTGAAATTTGTCCGAAAGCATTTAATCCGATACTTATTACACTATTCGGAATCATCATAGAAGTTAAACTGCTACAAGCATAAAAAGCATTACTTCCAATACTTATTACACTATTCGGAATCGGCGCAGAAGTTAAACTACTACAAGCATTGAAAGCACCATCTCCAATACTTGCGACACTATTTGGAATTTCAACAGATGTCAATCTATCACAATTATAGAAAGCGTCATCCCCCCTCCACGCGACATCTGTTTTAAATTTAATTACACCTTTACCATCACTATATGTATTAGTATCAATTTCTGGTAATGAACTTGTCTGATATGGAGTTACAATATTTCCGTCTGAACTCGTGTACCAAATCTCATCATCTGGCACAACTGGTTTTTTCTTTTTACCTTCTTGAAAAAACTTCTTATTTCTATCCATTGCAATCAATGGTCTAATTTCTGGAAGATTTTCCAAAATTTCAACTCTAATTATATGTTTCATATTTTTAATTTATTTTTATACAATATATTTATTTTCATGTTAAACTTTTCAAATATTTTTGTTTATAATATAAAATAAATTTTTCATAATTATGGAAGGTGAAACTTTTTATGTAATTTATTTTCCTTAGGGAAATGATATGCCATATTGCAGAATAGCTTATGATACTAATGAAGATCATAAATTAATTTTGAATGGTTATTCAATAATGGCAGATTGGCATGATGCAACTTTATTTGAAACAAAAGAAGAAGCATTAAATATAATATTAAATAATATTGATACTCAACGTATTCAAAAAGATAAATTGCAAATTCTAGAAATTAAAATTGAAAAAACTTTAGTTTATGACACCAAATGAAAAAGAAAATATTTATAATGTTCAAGGATATATTAGAGCAAATATGATTATTTTACATTCTGAAATGTATGATCATGAAGATAATAATGGAAGCGTTTATATTCCAAAGTTATTTGCAGTAAATCCAGAGCAAATATGTGCATTAGAAGAAATAAAATTAAAGAAAGATCTTCCAATAAAATCTCAAGTGAAAACAAGAATATATTTTATTAGGAAAGATTCTGAAGAAGTATATGAAAGTATTAATGAAATATTAGATTTATTGGAGCAATACAATATTGGGGAGATTAAATGTGCAGCACCACAAAAATTAAATGATTAATTATGAAATACATTAAATTGACAAATTATAATAAAGATTGCAATGCATTAGCTATTATTATTCAAAAAGATTCTGTTGATACAGTAGTAGATTATGGAGATTATAGAAGTGTAACAACCAGAATACCAGGAAGAACAGAGATTTGGAAAGTTAATGAATCTTTAGATGAAATCTATGGGATGCTTAAAGCTGAAGAACTTATTCCAGGATTAGACAAAGTACAAAAACCACTTTATGATTAATAATGGACGAAACTAATCAAAATAATACAAATCAACAATCACCACAGACAGTGGATGATATGTTGACAGAACAACGAGCAAAGTGGACAAAAGACATTGAAGAATTAAATGCTTCAATGGCTTCACTTGTTAAAGTTGATGAATTAATGAATACTGTTTATGCAAAACGACAAGCGGCCGTTGATTATTATTATGCAATGAATAATGTTATTCTTAAGCAATCAAAAGAATATAAAGCAACATATAATACAATGTTTAATAATATTAAAATCAATGGTTATAATGGAATGCGATTTACAACAGATCAGTCTATTGCAAGACAGGTTGAAGTTGATTTGCAAGATAAAAAAGAACTAATTGATTTGTTAGTCAGTCAGAATGCATTTATAAAAGAAACCATTTCGACAATAGATAACATTATATATGCAATCAAAGATAAGATTAAGATTAAAGAAATGTTAAATGGAATGAAATTTTAATATGTATTTGTAAAAAAAACTATTTGAAATGTTGTTATTAAAATATTTAATAACAACATTTTTTATTTTATGCAACCAATAGAAATAAAAATTCCACAAATTCAGTGGTTTAATAACGGAGAAAAAACCAATGAAGAATTAGATAAATTGCCTTTATAGAGATTCAATATTAAGAATTTCAAATCTGTTGATGATTATAAAGATATGTAGAATTTTTATGTTTTTAAAGTTTTAGATTTGGATGAAAAATCTGAAACAGGATATTACGGAATGTGCATTAATAAAGAATATGCAAAGAAAGTTCAAGAGATATTAAAAAATAGAAAACAATAATATGGAAAACGAAAAAAATCAAAATTATGAATATGTTGACCACCCTAACCATTATAATAATTATGGTATGGAAGTTATTGATATGATGGAAAAAATCTGGGGAACAGCAGCATTATATTTTTTCTGTACTTTGTCGGCATATAAATACCGTATGCGTATGGGAACAAAACCAGGTGAAGATACTCAACGCGATTTAGATAAAGAACAATGGTATCTTAAAAAGGCTGAAGAACTTAAAGAAAAATTAAATCAACAGAAGAAATGAGTTTTTAGGGAAAAGTTGTAAAATCCATAGGCTTGGGAATTGTCGCATTTGAAGGGACAGAACACCTTGCTAGTATAATCAGCGAATTTAGAGATATTGTTGATTATGTTGTTATTGGTTTATAGAGAAAATCATATCATGGTGATCCTATTGAGCCAGTTGACTTAAATGAAATATTCAGATTGAAAGATGAAGATCATTTAGTTGACAATGTTCTTGAAGTTGTTTTAGATAGTTCAAAAGAACCACGAGTTCAAGAGACAGACAAGAGAAATATGTTAATTCAAGATATTGAAGATCATAGTTGTTCTCATGCTATTATTATTGATTCTGATGAATACTATTCTCATAACAGTATATTGAAAGCAGTTCAGGAAATTAATGAGCATAATTATGAGATAACATATTGTCAATATATTAATTATTATGCTGATTATAATCATTTCTTAGTATACCCATTCAAAGACGGAATGTATGTTCCATTTATAACAAAGACAAAGTATCGTCATAGTTTTGATTGCACAGATTTTCCAATGCCATCAGATCCAACTAGACGATTTGTTCGTCCATATGATAGAGAAGATGTTGTCACACTTCCAAATGGGCAAAAAAGAAAACAAAAACATTTTACAGTTGATTATTATATTTTCCCGTGGAATGTTGTTAAGATGCACCACCTATCTTGGTTGCGTGCTGATATGCGAAAGAAAGTTAATAATTGGTCTTCTAAAACATGTTTTGAAAATTATAATGATTTGATTGACAAAGCAATAGATGTTTATGAGCATTTTGATCACGATTCTAAAGAAGAACAAAAAGCATCATTATTGTTTAATACACCAAATCATGAAGTTTTTGTGCATGCATTCCCACGCCAATATATTCATCCAAAATATGATTACTTGACAAGATTACGTCCGGTAAGAAATGAAAAGAAAATTGCTATTATGAATCTTTCAACAACTAATAGTAAAATTGGGTTATTTGAGAAACTCGAAAACTATGGAAGATTAACATGGGCAAAAGATGTTCTTGATGGAAAATATCCAAATATTGATTATTGGTGTGTTATTGATTGCCATGAAGATTCCCATATTGATAAAGAGAAACATATGATATATATTAAAAATGATTATTCAAAAGAGAATATTCAACAATTATTAGACAGATGGATTGAAGCTTGCGAATTATTAGCTAAATACAAATCATATGATTATATTTTAAGAACAAATACTTCAACTTGGGTTAATATTGAATTTATTAATGAGATGCTTGCATATCAAACAGATGATTCAAAAATCTTTACACATAAATTCTATGCAGCATTCTGGTCTACATTTAACATTTATTGTTCGGGAGCAGCAATGGTTTGGCCAGTTAGAAATATTCCAATTCTTAGAAATTTGATTAAACACACATCTGAAAAAGTATTAAATCTTGCATTAGATGATGTTATGATGTCTGCATTATGGAGACAAAGAGCTGAGAAACTTGAATTAACAGATCCGAATGATTGTTGGGCATCACTCGAAGGATATTGTTTAGCAGACAAATATAGTGATATTGATTGGGATAATGTAAATATTCAAGTACCAATGATTCAAATTAAAACATTTGCAAATACTGAAGAAGAAAAGAATGATGATACATATCGGTTAGCAAGCGATACTCAAA